CTTAAACCAGAATACGGAAATGGGAAAGCCGCGTTAATAAGCATAGTCCCCGCCGTCATTACTGCCGCGCCCCATGCCGCGCCATACATACTTGCGGCCGCGCCTTTTAAACCCAACTCGCCCGCGCTTAGAGCGCCGACGGGGCCGGTGAAATACCACGTCGCCGCGATAGCTACTACCATCACAACGATACTCAATATTGTCCGTAAGGGATTTTTCCCGCCCTCACTACTTGATCCATGAACAGGAATATAAACCAATACATGATCTTTATGCCCTGGAATAATATTCCAGCGGTCTTTGCTAATCAGCTCGCCGTTAATCTCTACAATAAAATCATCATTGCGATATAGGGTCGGAACGCCGCCCTGCTCATAAATATAATCAACAATATTCCTGATGCTCATTCCCTGCGGAACTGCGCACACACGCGGTGAACGGAAAGGACTAGGCGAAACTATGATTTTTGTATCTTCTAAATTCGGCAACTCGTTGCCTCCATGTGATAGAATTGTAATTCTCAATACACGAGTTTATTCCCGTCATAACGTGAATCATTTTTTTATTTCCAATTATTATTCCGCAATGCCAAACATATTCAGAAAACCTTAAAAGAATAACATCAAACATAATAGGCTTTTCCACCCTCTCCCATTTTTCCCGTTCTTCCTCCATAACCCGTGCTACATTTTTTAAGCAGGAAAAACTTTGGTTTATAAAAACCCCGTTAAATAAATTAAGTTCGATACCTAATTGCTCTTGATAGATAAGAGCAACTAACCCGTAACAATCCGCGCCGCTTCTGTCTCTGCCGTCGCACTTAAACGGTATACCTACATAATTATTCCACCACATCATATAAACATTCCCTTGAAATAAGCAGGAGAAAAAGTTCCCGCCGGAAACGGCTCCTTCTGTAAAAAATCCATTCTAACTTTTCCTGAAATTACAAACGCATCGTATGAAACTTCAGTAAGCGAAAATTCCGGCCATGACGCTTCCACCACGTCGAGCGTGTTATCCATAACAAGTTCTACCGTTACAGTCGCGGGTGTAAAAATAGTTCTGATTGTTTCCGTGTAGGCTCTATGAATATTATCCACTTCTAAAACCAGTTCCCCAAAGCCGCTTTCATCAACGCTCGGCAAACCAATACGAATCGGGAAGTGAATATAAGTTTCCCCTCTGGAGATAGTTCCATAAACCTTTTCTGTTGCTGTAGTGAGTTCCGTCAATACCTGCGTGGGGTCGGTAGATAGTCTGATTGGTTCAGTTAAATCTTCATGATCTATCGTTACCAACAGGATTAATACCCTGCCGGTCTCCTGCGCGTATGCCGTCTGCCTAAAGTTTAAACTTACTTCCGTCATGGTAAAATCTCCAAACCTAGCGATACTTTCCAATCATTGCCGAAAGGTGTCCATGATGGAATGTCAGTGAATCGCATTTCAACAGAAATATCTTCGTCAACTATTTCAGGGTCAATCCAATTAAATCTCAATGAACCCCCCAAAATAGTATCTTCAAAAAAAGTCTTAAACTCGTCAAGCTCATCATGAGTAAAAATAATAGTTCCTTTAATCGGCCTGACTCCGCAAGTAGTTCGTCTGCGAATCTTCGCCGGGCCAACTTCCATAGCAGTCTTAACTGTTAAGTTAGGCATTGAACTTCCATAACCGTCAACTGTCATTCTTTGTGGTAATGTACTAGGCCAATCTGCCATATTACCTCGCCACCAGCCTTTCCTTCGCGCTAAAATTAGTTCTCAACATCTGATTGGTATTGGAATTACGTTGGCCCATCTTCTGCGCGATTGCTTTATCAAGCATCACATCTATTTCCATTCCTTGCGATGTTTCTTTTGTTGATGTTGTTATTTCAGAATTATTATTATTGATTATATTAATTACAGGTGCGCCCACGGAAGCCCGGACTCCCAAGTCACCCCTAACTCTCGCGAGAGGAAGTATCGCTTCGTGTCCGGCTTCTCCCATCAAGCCCGCGCCGTGCGCCATCGGAAATATAGTTGGTTTTGTAACTACGCCCCCGCGCTCGAAAGGAACTAAATTTCCCTTATGGAAAACTCCGCCCCTAGCCATCCCGCCAATAATCATACTGCCGCCGCCACCACCGCCCGCGAACAGTCCGCCAATCCATCCGCTGATGCCCTTACTTAGCGGCTCAAAAATTTGTTGATAAAGAATCATCTTCATCATGTCGGAAATCATGGATTGAATCATGTCGGAAAATGAAGCATTACCAGTAAGGCAAAAATCGACTATCGCGTTGGCGCTTTCTTTTCCCCACCCCTCAATAGCTTGTTTTAGTTCCGCGTATTTGTCTTCAACAGCTTCCAGCTCTTCGATATGTTCGTTAATTTTTTCTGTACTTTTATCAAATTCAATCTGAGCTTGATTTACGGCTCGATTATATAAGTCGTGGTCTATTGCGCCGATTTTTAAAAGATCATTAAGCCTTTCAAGCTGCGCGTTGTATTTTTCGAGTGGCGTTCTTGTTGAATCATAAAGAGTTTTAATTTCCGATTGTAAAGCAACACGCCTTTTTTCAGCTTCCGCAATTCGTAATGCAGATTGTTCCGCCTTTACCGTTGCTTCTTCTCTTTGCTGTGTTTCCTCTTTTAGCTGTTCGGCGCGTTTTTTCCGTGCTTCATCTTCTTTCGCCTGCTGTGCTTCCAGAGAATTTAATTTAGATTCGGTTTCCTGTATTGCTATAGATAATCTTTTATAACTTTCCGCTTCGCCAAAAACCTTACCCAATACGCCTAGTTTTTTTTGCGCTCCCTGAACCCAGGAAGGAGTAAGGTTTTCTTGTTTCTTTTTCAGCGCATCAAGTTTTTTTCTTGTATTCTCAATTTTTTCCGGCAGTGAATCAAGTTCATCCGTAAAAGCCCACGCCCCCAAGCCGCCTAAACCTACCCACGCCGCTTTCAATAAGCCGCTTTCGTCCGCGGCCTCTTTCATCGCTTTCGTGATTTCTGTGAGCTTAGGAAGTATATAAGTTGCCAGCGATACGCCCAAGCCCTTAGCGTGCGTGCTTAGCTCTTGCAAATCGTCATTAAATTGTTCTGCCGCCCGTCCCGTTTCAGTAGATAGTTCGATTCCTAAATCCCGCGCTTTTTGCTCTAGCTGTTCAATTCCAGCCGACCCAAGGTTGAGCATGGGGATCAATTCCGCGCCCGCCCTGCCGAATAATTTTGTGGCCAGCGCTGTTTTAGTGATACCATCCGGCATTTGCGCAAATTTAGTGGCTATTTCTTTTAAAAGTTCTTCGGTTGTTTTAAAATCACCGGCGGCGTTTTTAACGGAAATCCCCAACGCGTCAAATCCCTCACTGGCGGTTTTTAAGCCAAGCTGGACGTCCATTGCGTTGCGCGACAATCGCACTAATCCGGTTTGCAGTTTTTCCAGCTCCACGCCGGATATAGAGGCGGCATATTTGAGTGTTGAAAGACTTTCGGTCGATACGCCGACCTTTTGCGCCATTTTGGAAAGTTGATCTGCCGCGTCAATAGTGTTTTTCATGAACAAACCGAAACCACCGGCGGCAGTGAGCGCAACCATAGCACCCCGAAAACCAAAAACGGATTTCATTGTGTTGTTAAACGTAGTGCCAACCTTGCTTAACGCGTCCTGTATGCCCTTCGCATGAGTCTGCGCGGCACGGCGAGCTTTCCCCATATCACTCTCAAATTGCACGTGATTAGCGGATAGTTCTGCTCGTAATGCACCAATAGGTTCAGCCATTCTTTTTCCTTTTCATTTGTTTCAACGCGGTTTTAAGCTCTACGCTAATATTTCGAGTGCTTTTTTGTAGCGATGTAATCTCTGATAGTTTGGGAAGTTTTTTCGCTCGGTAAAGATTGGCATTAATCCAAGCGGTAGTGTTTCTTCCATCCGATAATGCCACTACCGCCAGCCTTGTAAGATACGGAGTCAAATCCCAAAACTCAACCGGAGAAATACCAACTAAAACAGCCGCCTTATAAGCCGAAAGAATCCACCCTTCCGGCGGTTTTTTTTTTCATCGCTTTTTAAAATCGGCTCTTTTCCAAAATAAGCCCACTGCAGAGCTTCCTGAACGGCAAGCGACACGGGCACAAACGGCGCGTTCATTTCCAGAATTTTTTCCGCCGTCATTTCGGAATCGTTAATCGCGATAGATAAAATATTTGCGACAACCTCAGGATTAAAAAAATCCGGCGCGTCTCCGTATTTATTCTCTATCGCTGCAAGAGCTTTCCACGTAAACCTCACCGTATAATCCTCGCCGTTAAGCTGGATTTTTTTTTCTCCTAACGCGGGATTCATTAAGCACCCTCATAAGACCAGGTAATATCGTCAGTGATTTCGATGGTGATTGAACCTTCAACCTTGCCATCAACCCCGCCGCTGACGGACATCCCAAGCACATAACCCGCGAACGTAGCAGTCGAAGCATCCGAAAAAGTAAGTTTAAAATTCTTTTCCGTTCGCGCTGCCCGCGCATCCATAGCCGCTTGTTGACCCGTATCGTTTTCCAAATCCCAATTAACCGAAAGCGTAATCTGGCCTTCATCCGGCAAACCAATAAGTTTTTCTTTTGCAGTGCTTCCCAGATGTGAAACGTCAATAACAGATGCAGTTCCTGAAGGCCCGTCAAAGCTAACAACTTCGCCAATTTCCGTCCACTCCAAGGGGGTTGCCAACGCTTGATCAGTGTTATCGGTTATAGTTTTGCCGGTCGTATCAATCCCAACAGCGAAGGTATCGTCGGTAACAAAGCGCACAACAACCACTTTGCTATTAAGCGTTGCTGCATCATCACCGGCAAAATTGGAAAGAGTTACAATGTCTCCTTCTGCTAGGCTGTGCGCCGTCGCGCCCAAAATTGTTGGATAGCCGACCGTTAATTCGGTAACAGTAACAGCTTCCCCGCTAGTTCCGCTAATTTCTAATTTTGTCCCTTGACTTTCAATAGCCACTTTTTTTCCTCCTCATTAAATTTAGGGTAAAGAAAACCCTATTAATTTTCTGTTCCCCAAACCATATAGTCGGCGATGATTCTGTGTGTGCCGACATCAGGCTCGTAATAATCCCTTTCACTTTGAATTACGATTGAGTTCAAACTTACTGAATCAACCCTAAATATTTTTGTGTTAATTGCTCCTCTTATCGCTCTTGCTAATTCCTTTGCCGCCGCGTATGTTTCCGCCCATGCCTCAATCTGAAATCTCACATGAGCGATGCCGGATACTCCGCCAAGATGAACATCACTTGCGCCCGTAACTCTAAAGAACAGTATTAAAGGAAAAATGGGATTCTGCGGCAGTTCAGCGGCATAACATCTTGTGGTAATCGCCCGGACTGAATTGTCCGCAAGAATTGAGTATCGCAATGCTTCTTCAATTGTTGAAATCGCCATTACCTATTCAGCCCTTCAATCTGCTTTGTTGTTAGCTTTCCTTTTTCCGCTCGCTTCCTTAATCTTCTAGCCGCCGCGTAAATTTGTGCACGCAATTCTCGTGCAAGTATCTTTAGCGCAATCTCTTTTGTAGAATCCCACGCATTTCGTAAAAACGGATTTGGCGAAATACGCCCTGTAAACCTACCTGTCTTTTTTTGCGTCCTGTCTTTAGTGCCGAACTCTATAAGATGCGCATGAGGCGCGGACGAACCAACATAAACCGTAACTCTTGTCCTGTCGTATGTTTGCCCCTTTTTCTGGCTCGCTTTTAAGCTTGTTGATATTTTTAATGACTTTTCCAGATTGCCCGCATCTCCTCTCGGAACGTTCAGCTTTGCGACATTTAGAATAGGCGCGGCTGTTTTTTGCATTGATACTGTGGGAAGTTGCTCAAGCAGGTTAAGTAATTCCGGCAGTCCTTTTAATTTGCACGTGAATTCTTGATTCATTCCGCCCTCGCTCCCGCGTGGAGTTCTAGTCCCTCCCTGCGTCCTAGTTCTAAGCAAGCATAAATGTCATACTCTTTTCCGTCATATTCGATTATGTTTTCCACTCCAACATCTCTTCTCCACCATATTCTGAATTTAACATCGATGCTTGCCACTGTTTGTTTGGCCGCGTATCTTTCCGCGCCCCGTAAATATTGCACGTTTGCCCAAACGGTCGAAACATCTGACCATGTTTCGATTACTCCGCCAAAACTGTCAGTTGTTACGGTTTTCTTTTTTATAATAATTTGCCGATCCATTCTTCCGCTAATCATTAAAACTCCCACAACGGCGGCACTAAATTAATTAATCTATAATAAGTAATATCTTTAGGGCTTTCACTCATTTCGTTTCCTCGCTCCGCGTGGAGTTTTGCCGCCATATGTTTTATCGCTTGCTTTGCTATTACCGGAACATCCGCGCCGGTGTCTCCATATCCACAGGTGAAGGTGATATAAATAGGGTTGGATGGATAAAGCGTTGCTGAAGGCCATGAACAACCGTTTTTTAAAACTGCCCTGCCGCAATTTTCTCCGTTAGTTTCAACAATATAATCTTCAAAAGTATATTCCGTTCCGTCGCAGTCTTTATATTTGATAGAAAAATTATCTGATTGCAGATTGCCTAATGGTATTTTTATGTAATTAGAAGAGGGAAAAAAATCCAAATAGAGAATCCATGTTGCTGTTATCAACTGTCTTCTGGTATCGTTCTCCACGCTGTGTCTTGCGGCTTTCAGAATTTCTGCTAGATACGTGTCCTCATCGGTAACCGCAGCTTTCGTAACGATAGAAGTTCCGAAAGAACAGCTTG